GATCTTTTACAAGATCCCAAATAGTTCATTTTTCATTGGAAGATTGCTGGATGGATCTTTTACAAGATCCCAAATAGTTCATTTTTCATTGGAAGATTGCTGGATGGATCTTTTACAAGATCCCAAAAAAATGAATTCATTTACTTATAAATTCATAAAAATAACATATACTCCCTGCGGGGATCGAACCCGCGACCACTGAGTTAAAAGCTCAGCGCTCTACCTCCTGAGCTAAGGGAGCTTTCTTACACATACAGTAATATAGTCAAATCCTTATATATTTTTCTAATCATAATCATATAAAGATTTATTATATATGTAATATACTGTTCACAACAACAATGGCTACTTCTCTTACTGATAATGGTGCCGTATGTTATCAATCATCAGGTAATCCTATAGTTGATTGTTTCATGTTATTAGTAAGAGGTTTGAGCGATGATAAACTCAAAATTCATCTACAAAATTGTTGGATATTTGACCCTTGTTTAACAATTGCTTTGATATTTAACTGTAGAGATAGAGAAAATGGAAAGAAGGAAAAGAATATTAGTAACAGATGTATGATATGGTTAAGACATAACAAATTTCAAACATATACTAAAAACATTACTAAATATGTTAATTTATATGGAAGATGGAAGGATATATTATACATAGCTAGCAAATGCAAAAATAGAAATTTTGAGATAAATACTATATCAAAACAGCTTATAATAGATAAACAAAATCTTATTAATAAGAAATCTATTTCGCTTTGTGCAAAATGGGCATCATCGCAACAAGACAAATATGATAAACAGTTTAATTTTGCACAAGATATTGCTGAAAAAATATATCCAAGTGACTCAACAAAGATGAAAAAATATAGAACTGAAATATTGACACCTCTTAGAAATGAAATCAAAATAGTAGAAACGCTTATGGCATCAAACAGATGGACAGAAATTCAATATGATAAAGTTCCTGCAGTAGCATCAAAAAAATTAAGAAATGCTTTTAGAAAACATGATCCAGAAGGTTATGCTAAATTTCTAGAACAAGTTTCAAAAGGTGAAAAGAAAATAAAAACAACAGGATTGCTTCCGCACGAATTAGTAGCGTATTATTTAAATCATAATATGCAACATATTGATGAAACAATCGAACTACAGTGGAAACAACTTGTTGAAAATATTAAAACACAAGGTATGCTTAAAAATATGTTAGCATTAGTTGATGTATCAGGATCAATGACGTGTGAGTTTTATAATATTCAACCAATTTGGGTATCTATAGCATTGGGTATCTTAATTGCTAATTGTAATGAAGGGTATTTTGCAAAGAAGGTTATCACATTCCATCATAATCCAACTATTTTTGAAATTAAAGGTGATTCATTATATGAACAAGTAAACTATATTAAGCATAATATGGATTCTGGATTAAATACAAATTTTGAAGCAGTATTTGATTTATTAATTAATGTGGGTAAAATGTTTAATATTCCGCAAGAAAATATGCCTGAAAAGATTGTAGTGTTATCTGATATGCAATTTGATGCAGCATCATCTTCACAAATTCTGCAAGAAAGCACATTGCATAATTATATTTTACAAAAATATTCAACAACATTATATAAACCACCTAAATTTATATATTGGAATTTGAGTTCAAACCATGATGCATCCTTTCCTGTAAAATCTTTATCGAATAATGTTGCAATGATTTCAGGATTTTCTGAGCAACTATTAAAAGTATTTATGAATAATGATGATTTTAATCCAGAGAAGATTGTTTATGAAATATTAGAGCCATATAAAGTAAATGTTGAAATAGATGTGAGAGATATCTAATTTTATTATTTTTTTATATTAGATAATGAAATTTATACATTTTGGTTGTTGGAATAATATAAACTGTGATTATAATTATAGAGATATAATATTGGAACATATAAGACATTTCGAAAAGGATACAAAATTAGTAATTATATCTGGTGACAATTGGTATGCAAATGAATATACATCTGATAAAAAATATAAATTTTATTTTACAAATATACTAGAAACTGGTTTAATAGGTTTATATAATCTTGATAAAGAATGTCATATAATTTTAGGAAATCACGACGAAGATCATGATGAAAATCATCATCTAGATAAATTAGATTGTATGTTAAAAACTGAAAAATATTATATAGATCTTATCAATAAAAAAGATGCATCTATTAAAGTACCTTCTCTCAAAGATTTACAAGAATATGGAATAACATCAAAACCTCAAACAAAACTTATTACTAAATATTTAAAATCCCTAAAAAGATTAACCGATGCATCATACAAAATGCAACCACTCGTGTTACATGAATGTAAAGATCATATTGAATATAAAATAATAGAAAATGTACTATTTATATTCATAAATACTAATAATTTCTATCATAAAACATCTGATGAATATGTTATGATAATAAAAGATGAATTAAATGAATTACTAGATATGAATAAAAATATAAAAAAAGTCATAGTAGTTGGTCATGAACCTATTACTAGTATTAAAATGAAAAAGGGTGTAATCAAACATCCAAAATTATATGAACATGATTTTGAAAAATTTGAAGCATTATTTATTGATACATTAAGTGAATATAATCCTATTTATCTGTGCGCAGATACACATAATTTTCAAATTGCAAACATAAAAAATATATTACAAGTTGTGGTAGGCACAGGAGGTGCATCTGATGACGATTTAAATTTAAAATCCAACTTTTTTGAATATAGTATAAACAATCTACAAATAAAAGGCTTTTATCATCACGCATATGGATATAGTACAATAGAACTAAAACAAGATTATATAGATATTACATATAAGCATATTATAAATAAAGACAAAGATTATATAAATAAAGAATACACATATAGAGTTGATTATAATAATAATATTATAAAAATAACTGATATAGATTCACACAATGTATTATCACAAGAAACATTAAACCATGTTAATAGTGATATGATGAATATTTGTACAAACTTATCTATGCATAATGTAGTAAAAAATGATGATGATTTATTTTGTTATAAAAAGTTAGCTAAATGACAGATGATTTTGAATATATAGAAAAGCAATATACTGAATTATTTGATAATAATCAATATTTAATAAAAATAAAAGGTGAAAAAAGAGATTGGGTAATATTTATTTATAAGAATATACATATCAAATTAGATATAGAAACTAATACTGCCATAACAAGTAAAACAATAGATGTTACATATTTATGCAATTTTTTATGTGACAAAAATAATTTTAAGATAGTGTTTAAACATTATGAAGATGATTTACAGTTATATATAGATACTATAAAAAATATACTTCATAATATTGAAATTTACTATAATATGATTAAAAAAACTATAGAAATAGAAACAAAAATATGTTATTAGTTTACTTGAATAATTACCGGTGAAGATTTATTACTATTTGTAGATGATGTAGAATTTGATAAATCTGTAGATTTACATCTTACAGATAAATTTTCATTATAATTAATTATTATTCTTTGTAACAATTCAATATATTTTTCAATGTCTACGATATCATTTTCGTTATCTTTTCCACAAATATATACATATTTAAAAAGCTTTTCAGTAAGACTTAAATGAGGAATTTTCAATTCTATAATACAATTATCAGTAATTTCTAATGCATTAGAAACGTGATGATAATTATTATTGACAAATTCTTCATATAAATTATATTTATACTTATAATGATCATAACAATTATATTTTTTAATATCTAATTTATTATTTTTATTATAATCATTAATAACCATTCTATAATTATTAGAAACATATTCATCAAAAAACTGCACAAATGCATAATCACCAACCATTATTGAATTAAAAGTAAAACAGGATATTAAAAAAATATTTCTATATTTCTCTCCCAATAATGCAGCAGCTATTGTTGCAACGCTACCACCTTTATAATATCCTATTACATAAATTTTTTTGATTGAACTAGAATCGTTTAACTTATTGATATTATGATATATATTATTTTCAATTGATAAAAATTGTTGTAAAAAACCATTATGTAATTTTAATCCCTTATATCGTATTTTTTTATCTTTATTAGAAGTAATTATTTGTGAATTAAAGACTATAAATATAGTATTTCCATATTTAAAAATGTAACATTTAATATTTTCATCTGTTATGTATATTAAATTATTATTTTTAACATATCTAGATATATTATGAAATAATTTGTTTTTTTCTTGAAATAATACTGATAACTGTTTTGAATCATAAAAAGCCATTTTGGAAAACAATGCAGCACAATATATTTCTTTAACTATCAAATTATTCATATAATCTTGATATATATAAATATAATTATCGTAATATAATCAAATGAATATAATAATTGTAGGTGCAAAAGATTATAATGATAATCTAAATAATGTTTTACAAGCTGCTCATCAAGATTTGATCAATCTAAAAAATAAATATAAAGAAACAAATATTACATGTTATGATATTTTATATGAAGAATATAGTACAATAGATAATATTGTGTATAAAAGTGATATGTTTGAAATAGGAGATGTAAATGTTTTGGAAAAGAATAAATTAAACATAATTATTGAATTTTGTAATTTATTTAATGAATATTATCTCAATCATGGAGAAAATGGAAATTTGTTATATAATCAATTATTGAATTATAATGAATATAATATTAGTTTTTTGAATTGTGGATGTTCTTGGAATGCAGGATTTCCTATTGCTTGTATTGATAATATAATTAAATATAAATATTATACACCATGTGATGCATTAGATGTAAATAACCTTTTAGTTACAGTATCTACTATTAGTGAAATAAATAACAAAAATTTATTACCATATATGCAATCATATATTATGGGACTTTATCAAATTATGGGTTCTTTATTATGGCGAAATACAGTAACACAAGAGGTATTAAGAAAATTATTTACTATGATAGATTTAGATTTTTTGAACAGTGAAGAAAAAAAGGATTTTGAATCTTTTTTAAATAAAGAAAAAATATGGAACAATTTGAAATGGTCAATAAGAGATAAGTGCAATAATTTTATATATTCATACAATTTAATTACTGTAGGCTAAACCACCCATACCAGATAGGATACGAATAACATTATAATTTACAGCAAATACAGATATTGTTCCTTCAATACTTGAAGATACTGATAATACAGCAGTGTCGATACGTGACATATTAAGAGTACCAGATGGTTGATGTTCTTCTGGTTTAAGAGCAAAAGAATAAACATTTATACCATTATGATATTGTGTAGGTGTATTTTCATGATGTTGGTAAGGTTGTACCAATGAGAAATACGTGCCTGGTCTTTCTGTAAATCTATCATTGCCATTTAATTGTATTTTGGCTTTAGTTACAGGATTTTCACCCAATTCTTGGAAATTATTAGTATATTCTGTAGAGAAATTATTCCAATATGTATTGGCATTGTTGCTCTTAACAAACCATACTAATTCTTTACAAGGATGATTGAAAACTAGTTTCATAGCTTTCATACTTGAACTATTATTGATATTTTCATTACCTGTGAATTGTAATTGTTCGATAAGATATTCATGGGATTGTTGTGCAAATCGTTTTCTTTCATCTGTATCTAAGAAGATATAATCAACCCATAATGATGGATTTTCCATTATTAATGATGATACCGAACCTTGTAAATCACTATTAAAAGTTCCAGCTGGTATATTGCTGCTGCTATAATTATCTGGTTTTAATTCACTATCATCGATACGATCAGATATGTTTGTTGTACCTTTATCAACTAATTCTGCAGAAGTTGCATATGTCATATTAATTCTAACTTCATGATATTGCAAAGCGATAAGAGGAAGTGCAAGACCTATATTTCTACAGAACCAAAATTCAAGAGGGACATATATTTCATAACTTTCTTGTGGTTTCAAAATTAAAGAACGATTTTTTCTATCTCCACCTACCATTGTTTGATAACCCATTTTCTTGCCAGGTGGTAAAGTAAGTTCATTCCATACATATAACCACTCTGAGTAATGTTTGTCGATTCTTTGGCCTCCAATTTCTAATTCAATTGTCTTTAATAATCTTTGACCAAAATAAGGAACTAGTGCTAAACTGTTTGTTTGATGTTTATTGTCTGCAGAAATAAGAGCATTATTATTTTTAAGAGAAGCATTAAAATATATCTTATGTATTAAATCTCCATTACGTGTTATAAGGACACTAACAGAAGATCCAAAATTATTATTACCACTAAATGATTGTTCAACTGCTTCAATAGCAAAATTAGTATGACGACGATATACTACCTTGAAAAAGGTTATTTGAGGATTACCAGTCAAATACACATCTTGTGCACCATAGGCAACTAGCTGAAGAAGACCACCACCCATTTATATGTTATATTCTTTATACTATAATAGGAGAAAAAAAAAGAGTTATAATAATTGTATAAAATTTAATTACTGTATGCAATACCACCCATTCCTGACATTATACGAAGAACATTATAATTTACTGTATATACATACAAATCATTTTTACTTGTTGAACTATAACTAATGTTAGCTGGGCCACCTTGTGCAGTACTATTCATTGTTAATTTCAATAAGGCACTATCTATGCGAGACATATTAAGAGTTCCTGATGGTTGGTGTTCTTCTGGTTTAAGAGCAAATGAATACACATTTATGCCAGCATTGGCTGGTATATTTTCATGATGTTGATAAGGTTGCACTAAATTGAAATAACTACCATTTCTCTGTGAAAAGCGATCATTGCCATTCAAAACAAGTTTAGCAGATTTAACATGGTTTCTTGATGGACCTCGTGTTACTGGTTTCAATGCATTTTCTAATGTATATATATTTTTTGTTAATGTATTATTCATTGCAGAATTTGTATAGTTCATCCAATTATTATTAGCAGTTTTTTTGTCATCATTGCCTGTAGTTACAAACCAAATAAGTTCTTTGCAAGGATGATTGAAAGCTAATTTAGGGCTTATATTAGTATCTTTATCAACTGTTTCAGGGCCTCCTAATTGTAATTGTTCTATTAAATATTCATGTGATAATTGTGCAAAACGTTTACGTTCATCTGTATCCAAAAACACATAATCAACCCATAAAGATGCAGTAAATCCACCAGATACTGGTGCAGTATCACCTCCTTTACAATTATCCTTTGATGCAAAATTGAGGTTTAGTTTTACTTCGTGATATTGCAAAGAAATTAATGGCAATGCAAGACCTATATTGCGGCAAAACCAGAATTCAAGAGGTACATACAATACTTTTTGCATACTACCTGAACTAACAGTTCCTCCATATGCACCAACCATATCATAATATCCTTCTTTTTTTGATTTAGGTAGAGAAAGTTCATTCCATATGTATAACCAATGAGAATAATGTTTATCTATCTTTTGACCGCCAATTTCAACTTCAATATAATCTATTAATCTCAATCCAAAAAATCTACAATATTCAGTAGATTGAGAATTTGATAAATCAATTTCAAGATATACTCTGTGCATTAAATCTCCATTTCTGGCTATAATACAAGTTACACGTTGACCATAATCAGGGGTACCACTAAATGTTTGTTGAACAGCTTCAATAGCAAAATTAGTATGACGACGATATACTGCCATAAAAAACGTTATTTGAGGATTACCAGTCAAATACACATCTTGTGCACCATAGGCAACTAGCTGAAGAAGACCACCACCCATTTATATGTTATATTCTTTATACTATAATAGGAGAAAAAAAAAGAGTTATAATAATTGTATAAAATTTAATTACTGTATGCAAGGCCACCCATACCTGACATTATACGAAGTACATTATAATTTACAGCATAAATATTTACTACACCTGGCATGTCAGAATTAAGAGAAAGCATTGCAGTATCAATTCTAGACATATTTAATGTGCCAGAAGGTTGGTGTTCTTCTGGTTTAAGAGCAAATGAATAAATATTGATACCTTTATTCTTTGGTATATTTGTATGATGTTGATAGGGTTGGACAGAACTGAAATATGTACCATTTCTTTCAGCAAATCTATCATTGCCATTAAGTTGTAACAAGCATCTAGAAAATGGATTAGGACCTGTTGGATAAATACCACTGTAAAGATTTGAGGTGAAGGCTGTCAAATTGCAAGAATATATACCACCCAATAAAGGTAATCTGCTTTCATAATCTTGGCTTTCGTATGCTTTTGTTGTAATATTTGATGTATAGTTATACCAATGATTAACATATGCATTAGTATCAGTACGTTTTCCAACCCATATAAGTTCTTTGCAAGGATGATTGAAATTCAATCTGTATCTATTTCCAGAAGATTTTGATAATGATTCACTGCCTGTAAATTGTAATTGTTCAATAAGATATTCAGTGCTATTTTGAGCAAATCTTCTTCTTTCATCAGTATCTAAAAATATGTAATCAATCCATAACTTTACATTAGCAGAAGATAAAGCAGACGATACGCTAGTTAGACTAGTATCATCTGTTCTATAAATACAATTTTCTAATTTTTCAAACACTATCTTGAATTTTACCTCGTGATATTGTAAAGCAATTAATGGCAATGATAATCCAACATTTCTGCAAAACCAGAACTCTAAAGGTACATATAATGTGGCACCTTCGTCTGTTAAAACATCACCATCTGCGCCAACCATTCTTTCATAAGCATATTTTTTGCCAGACGGAAGACTTAATTCATTCCAAATATATAACCAATCTGAATAATGTTTATCAATTTGTTGGCCGCCAATTTCTACAGTAACAGAATTGAGCAAACGCAAACCATAATAATTAACATATCTATCTCCTCCTGTAAGACGGGGTGCATCTAATTGAAGATATGTTCTATTTATTAAATCACCATTTCTAGATACAGTGACATATACAGTATTTCCATATCCAGCAGTTCCATTCAAAGTTTGTTCAATCGCTTCTATTGCAAAATTAGTATGACGACGATAAACTACCATAAAAAACGTTATTTGAGGATTACCAGTCAAATACACATCTTGTGCACCATAGGCAACTAGCTGAAGAAGACCACCACCCATTTATATGTTATATTCTTTATACTATAATAGGAGAAAAAAATATGCTAGATATTACATACTTAAGAATGTACATATAATATTTTAATTATATGCAAAATGTTTAAGGAAAAAACATCAAAAAAAAGAATTGTCACAAACAATAAAGATAATTCTACAGTAGATGTTATGCATAATAAAATGATCACAAACTTTATATCAAAAAATAGAGAGAAAGAATATTATCATTTGCAACTAATAGAATTATTACAAATACAAAATATAATCAAATCAAATATTGAAATAGTACAAAATAACAGTGAAATATTAAATGATTTATGGACATCTAATATAAAACTTTTAGAGGAAATTGTTAATATAAAAAACAAAATAAAAATTATAGAAGATTATGATGAAATTGAATATTATACTACTACAAGTGACATTTTATTTCAGTATTATGATATGCTAGAAAAACAATCATATATTAAAAATACAAATATTGCAAATATAAAAAATACTAACAAAACCATATTAGATGCATTAAATTCAACTTCTATCACAAATAAAATTGAACATACATCTAATGATACAAATATAATAGAGGAGCTTTCTGTTGATAAAAGCGCTTTAGTAGATGAATATTTATGTATGACTAATAAATTACACATAAAAAAAACTAATAATGAAGATCTTGAAATTTGTAAAAAATGTAAAACACAAATGATATGTTTACAACACGATGCTATAATGATATGTAATCAATGTGGATATCAAGAACTACTATTAGTTGAGCAAAATAGACCTATATTAAAACATAATAATAAGGATACATCTCATTTTAGTTATAAAAGAATTAATCATTTTAGAGAATGGTGTAATCAAGTACAAGGAAAAGAAAGTACGGATATACCAGATTCTATATTTGAAAAGATTTTGAATGAAATAAAAAAAGAGAAAATTATTGATACTAAAACAATAACATATTCTAAAATGCGTGAAATATTGAAGAGACTGCGAATAAATAAATATTATGAACATATTAATTACATTATTAACAGGATAAACGGAATTCCTACACCACAATTCTCCCCAGATTTAGAAGAAAAATTATGTAATATGTTTCGTGACATTCAAGGCCCATTTTTGAAACATTGTCCTAAAGATAGGAAAAATTTTTTATCATATAGTTATGTGCTTTATAAATTTTTCCAAATATTAGGATTGCATGAACACTTAAAGCATTTTCCATTATTGAAAAGTAGAGAAAAATTATATGTCCAGGATCAAATTTGGAAAAAAATATGTGAAGAATTAAATTACGAATTTATTCCATCACCTTCATTATAAATTACATTCCAAATCCAACTAACTTGAATCCAGCACCTAGACCTACGCCTTGTCTTGCACCCATAACATAAGCAGGAGCTAATAAATCTAATATAGAGAAAACACAAGCAGCTGTTAATGCTATGAAAAGAATCTCACTTGATGTTAATTTAGATTTTGGCAATATATATGCAACAATAGCTACAGCCAACCCTTCAAAAGCATATTTAATTAATCTAACGATGGCTTCCCAAAAATCAAAAGTATAGTTCATTTTACTATTTAATAAGAATATTTTTTTATTCGAAAATTATATAAGATTTTATATCTATAATATAGATATGGCAAATACAGAATTAGTATCTACAAAGGAGACTGATTATTTAGACGAAGATAAACCAATTAGAGGACAAAATTATGTACTTTTATCTTTTATTAGTCCAGAAGATGTTCTTATAAATAAAGAAGCCTATTATTTTTCAAAGTTCTTGTCTGGATTTAGTAAAGATATGAATACCTTATTTTCTGGTATTCTGAGCAAATATCCAGATTCCAAGGATCTAATTGATACATTAAAAAATAATCATTTATATGTTTTTGATGAAACTGAAATGAATGAACAATATAAATATTTCAAATCTAGCAAATCAAGTGAAATTGAATCAGATTTTCACAGGGATAATAATTTTCAAACGAGTATAAGAGGTATCAAGGTTCGTGGGACATATGATACAGCAGAAGAAGCTAAAGCAAAATGTGAAGCTTTGAAGAAACACGATAACAATTTTGACATATTTATTGCACAAGTTGGTTGCTGGTGCCCTTGGTCACCAAATCCAAATGATTTACAGAATCAAGAATACTCAGAAACCCAATTAAATACGTTGATGAAAAAATATAAAGAAAATATGGAAAATAAAGATGTTATGTTTGAAAAAAGAAAACAAGAAAAACTAAATAATAGCAAATCTGCAAATGTTGATGCAGCCGAACTAGCAGATGCAATTGATAGATTAGATCCTTGGACTGAGCGTAAATTAAATGAAAATCCAGAAAATAACGAAATTGTGAATTAAACAATAATTATTTTTCTACTTTTTATTATAAGATGAAGAGCATTTCTATTTTTCTTTTATTTATTGGTATGATTTTAATAATGCAAGGTTATTATAGTAATCTATCAGTATGTCCTGCTCCTAAAACTATAATTAAATATGTTCCTAGATCTGTATATGAAGATCAAATGACACCTGATGAAAGTTTGACTTCATTTTATAAAGGAATGTTTGAAGATATACAATCTAGAACAAGATAAAAATATATATGCACTAAATAAGTAAATGAATGAAATAAATGATGCGTTATTTGATTATATAGATAATAAACATAAATCATCCTTGGAAAAAATTAAATTATTAATTCATCAATTTCAAAATCAAACAAAACAAAAAGAAGTTGAATTAAATACTAAAGAAACAGAATATATTGAAAAATTTGCAAGCAAAAGAAAAATACAAAATGAAATGTATGATGCATATGTTCAAGAACGACAATTATTATACAATGATTGGAAATTAAATAACTCAAAAAATGCTTTATTTGATATGTTAAATATGGAATTTCATTATGAAAACGTACCAGATATATATACCTATGAAAAAGGATATAAAAAACCAGATATCCAAACAAAGACAAAAACAGATGTAAAAGATGATATTAAGGATGCTAAAGACACTAAACCTAAAGACACCAAACCTAAAGACACCAAACCTAAGGATACCAAACCTAAAGACACTAAACCTAAGGATACCAAACCTAAGGATACCAAACCTAAAGACGCTAAACCTAAGGATACCAAACCTAAGGATACCAAATCTAAAGACGCTAAACCTATTCTTAGAACAGGTATACCAAATCCAAGAAATAGTTGTTATATAAATGCTACAATTCAATCATTAGTACATTTACCAGAATTCAATAATTTATTATCAGCAAACAAAGATCATAATGATATTGTTAAAGCATATGTAGAAATATACAAGGCTTATATTAATAATAAAGTAGCAAATAAAAATGTTTCAAATTTGATTAAAGCATTAAATGAAAAACTTATCAAAAACGAAACATTTTCTGTAAAATATCAAGAGGATGCATTCGAGTTTGTTATAAAGCTTATTGAAAAAATACATATGCAAGAACTTGATGAACTATTTAAAGTAAATTTTGAAATAAGCAGAATTTTTGAAAAGGAAATTACTAAAAACAGAAAAACATTAAAATGTGAAGACATAAAACAACCTGTTAATGAGTCTAATAATACTTTAATTTTAGAAATAGATGATACAAATATAACATATAACATAAAAGATGAAATCAATAAAAAATATGATGGAATACGTGAAGAAATTACGGATAAATCTAACTATTTGAAATGTGAAAAAGTTAAAAATGTAAAAAACAACAAAGATGAGCCACCAACTTCCTTTCCGTTTACACTTATAGAAAAGATTACAACTTTCCCACAAATATTGAGAGTTACACTGAACATATTTGATAAATCTCTAACCAAACATTTTATCAAAACCCAAATACCAAATAAATGGATATATGCCAATAATGAATATACATTAAATGGCATTGTTTGTCATATTGGAAGCACTATGAAAAGTGGTCATTATATTTATCTTTCATTAGAAAAAAACGAGTGGATTGAATATTCTGATACACAAATAAATCCTCATAATACAACTGTACCATATAATGCAGATTCATATTATAAATTAGATAATACTATAGATGAAAATACTATGAATATTTTTAATACAGATGAAAATATCCCTTGCCCTTATGTTTTATATTATATCAAAAATAAATAAAAGTACATTATAGAACAAATGAAACAATTTCATTTTAATATAGCCGCATTCATTGTTGCTTTTGTTATTGGAATAATATATGTGTATATTGATGCACCAAAAGCTCGAATAGTAGTAAAATATCCAACTCCTTATAATGCAAATAAAATAGTGTATAAGGGGCTTAATGAGGATTGTTATAAATTTAAGGCGATTGAAGTTGAATGTACTAAAGATGCTATAGCGCAACCAATAATATAATATTAATTATTTTTAGATATATGCCTGAATATGTAAGAACAGCAGTAGATAAACTACTATATACGCCTTTTGGACAAATTCTAACAAGTGCAATATTTGGACTTGCTATTGCGCTATTATTTAAAAGAGTATGTAAAGATAATTGTACGGAATATTACGGTCCCTATGTAGATGACATAAATGATACTGTATTTAAACTAGAAGATACATGTTATAAATATAAACCATATATGATAAAATGTAATGAAAATCAAAATATATATACATTATATGATGTTAATACACAACCTGTAAATAAATTGAATAAATCTCCTGAAATACAATCTACTATAACAGAAAATTAATGATGCGATAATTTAATCATATTTTTTTGTATTCATCTTATAATAATGAATACACAATCACAATCTGTGCAAATGTCTACACCTGTAAGTAGTCTCCCTCTTAAGACAACACAAGATGTGAATGAAATTGAAGATCCACTTATACAAAATGTACTTAAAGAATTTGAAAATGAATATGGGACTCCAAATCTTCCACAGCAAACAATGCCAGAAAATGTAAATATACCTATTGTTGAAAAACAGCAACCTATGCAACAACAATATTACCAACCTAGACACTTACAATATAATAAAGAAAATGAAAATAATAGCATAATTGATATGCAAATAGTACAAAAAACATTAATAATATCTATTATAACTATAATATTCATAAATACAGATATAGTCAATTTGCTTAATTCGAAACTTCCAGAAAGTTTAGCAAAACATGTAACTGGAAAGGAATTCTTACTTAAATTTATATTAATATTTGTAATATTTTATATTTTGATATATATGAAATTTTTATAATACAGAATATCTATCATTTGCATCATAACCCATATTCAAACCTTGGACACTATATCCTCCATTTATTCCTTGAATCATTGAATTAAAACTATCAACATTTACAATATTATTTTGAGCAGCTAACAAATGTGCATTTGAAATATATTCCATTTCGCTAACACACTTATTTTTTTGAGTGATATTTTCATCTTCTATATCTGTCTCATATTTACTTTGATGAATTTTTATTATTTTACTGTATATTTCATAATATATCAGTAATAAAACAATACCCATAATAAATCCAAATGTAACATCATAAAATATAAAAATTATGATAATAACTGCCAATATTAATTGTGTAAAAGAATCCTTCATTTTTTGATAAAAAGGAAAATCATCCATTGCTACAATTATAATTAATAATATTAATGCAACTATTCTAAGAAATTCTTTTAACATTTCTTGCTTATCTATTCTTAGAATTATATAAAAAAATGAATATATATATAAATGTTAGCTCAATTATGACAACATTACTATCTATCAATGGTTATGGTATTCCAAAAAAAGATGAACCTTTAATCACAAAACTAAAAGAAGAATTGACTATGAAACCAAATGTAAATTTCTCAATTACAAATGATACACCAAAGTCTTTTACTATATATAATGAAAGCGATAAAAGATTATATGTACCGAGATTTTACGGTTTACAGAAATTTGGTATTCCTAATAAATGTACTCTTAGTGAAGGCATTCATTGTGATAATCTTATCTTTGAAGGTCAGTTAAGAGAACAACAAATTGAACCTGTAAATAATTTTATTGAAGCTGCAAAAGATTCATTAAGAAGAGGAGGGATTATTTCTGTTCCTTGCGGATTTGGGAAAACTATAATGAGTGTTTATATAGCTTGTCATTTTAAAAGAAAGACAATGTTTGTATCACATAAAGATTTTCTTAATCAACAATTTATCGATACAGTGAAACAATTTGTTCCTAATGCTAGAATTGGTATCATAAAACAATCTAAGGTTGATGTAAATGATAAAGATTTTGTTATAGCTTCATTACAATCTCTAGCAATGCGAGAATATGATATTGATATTTTTAAACAATTTGGCTTAGTTATAATAGACGAGGTTCATCATCTTGGTGCAGAGGTATTTAGCAGAGCATTTAGGAAAATTAGTGTAAATATGATATTAGGCTTGAGTGCGACTTTGAATAGAAAAGATGGTATGCGAAAAGTATTTGAATACTATATTGGAAAATCTGTTTATAAACATATTAAAAAAGAGAAAATAACAGTAAATGTAGAAATACATAAATATTACGAATCAGATATTGAATACAGCAATATTAAATTGCTTTGGAACGGTAAACCTAATGTAACATCTATGATAAATAATATTTGTTCTTATAATCCAAGAACAGAGTATATATTACAAATCATCAAAAGAATTTTAGAAAATGAAAATGAAAGAAAGATTCTTATCTTGAGTGAAAGAAGACAACAATTAGGCGAAATACATAAATTGATAATGGAATATGATATTACTAAAAGTATAGGATATTATGTTGGAAAAATGTCACAGACTGATCTTGATATATCTTCTACGAAACAAATAATATTAGCTACATATCAAATGGCGTCTGAGGGGATGAATATACCAACATTGAATACTGTGATATTCGCCAGTCCTATATCTGATATTCAACAATCTATTGGAAGAATTTTGAGAGAGAAGGAAAATGAAAGAAAATATATACCACTTTGTATTGATATATGGGATGAATTTTCTGTTTTTAATCAAAAAGGATATACTAGGATCAAATACTATAATGCTAATAGTTATGACATAAAGTATTTTGTACAAAATATGCCGGTTGAAACAAAAAAACAAGAGAAAATTACATTTATAGATGATGAATAAAATATTATTAATAATTAAGTATATTATATAGAATGAAAGCTGCATATGTAATAACAGGAACAATAGTTTTTGTAATTCTTATATTTATTATTTATGATTCATATGATATGAGTTGCATTTATGATGATTGTAATGATAATTCTTATTCAACTCAAATTAAAGTAAGATGCCCACCAGGTGACCCACTAATAAAAACTTATGATGATACAAACAAAATACCAAACAAAGGTTTTGTAAATGAGTTAATGTATAAACAGGAAAGTCCAGTCAATGATGTAGTATTTGAGAATAAACTTATACAAAATAATGTACCTTTAAATGATAATAGTTGTATGTTATCTAATGATTTGCCAATAGTAAATATTCACGTTAGTTATTTATTGCATAATAATACATCTAAATTAGTTATATAAAAATATGTTGTTATATAATAATAAATCACTCTGGCATTATCGCCTTTAAGCAGTATATCATCAGCAGATGAGGAACAGTTTTTTTGTGATTTAAGTCAAAAATATGAAATAATAGGTAGTGGCAATTATAATATAGTTATCAAACCAAGTGTTTCAAATTATGATAAGCTTTACTATGATAATGATTTCAGTAAATTAAGTGTCAGTAAAATATTTAAACACGAAGATAAAGATCTGTTTAAAAAAGAATTAGAAATAGTAAAATTGATAGATAATATTCCTAATAGACAAGATTTTACACCCATTTTGTTAAATGCATCAAGATTTGAATTAAAGGAATTGAAAGACGAAGGTTTAGTATTACAAAAATTAGAATTAACCTATAATTCTAAAACGGACTGCAAATTATATCAATTAGTGTTTGAATATGGTGGCATTTGCATTACCAAAATAGATTATCTTATTAAATTTGAAGATTTTATACACATGGTACATAAATTCTACAATGGAATAAAATCACTACATCAACATAATATTATACACAGAGATATAAAACCTTTAAATATTTTAATAGAAAATAATAATCTTAAGATCATTGATTTTGGAATATCATGTAATGTATCAAATGTATTTTCTAAAGAAGAAGACTATATATTATCTTATATGTATATGTATAATCCTCCAGAATTTTATATATTACATTTGCTATATGAAGAATTGAAATTCAATGATTTTATGACTGCATTAGATAAAATAGCGAAGATAATGTGTAATTATACGGACAAATTAGAAAACTATTATTATGATCATTATTATAAATATAATCTAAATGAGCCTTATAATATTTTTTCTTATAAAAAAGCATTTATTGATTTTTTTAATATAATACAAAAACAAAATATAAATAAAATAGAAGATATTTTTACAAACGATATAGCATTCAAATCGGATATATACTCATCATCATTTATTTTGAAACATTTAAGAAAACATATTATATTTGATAATATTACACAAAGAACATTTTTTAATGATTTATATGATATGACTTATGCATTAAATGTATTTGAAAGAGCTGATATTAATCATATCATAGAATTTATAGAAAACAATTTTCGCTTGAATAATATAGAATAAGATGGTTGCATGTTCTACTTTAAGGAAAGATCAATGTAAATCAGAATGTGAATGGATAAAAGGCAAAGGATGTAGAAAAGTTTGTCCAAGTGCTTGTAAAGTTGTGGTAGCTAAATGTTGTCCTCCTGGTAAAGTATATCATCCGCCTACAAATAGATGTAGAAAAATAAAAGAAAAGAAGAAATGTCCTCCAGGAAAAGTTTATTATTCACCTACAAAGAGATGTAGAAAGATAAAAGAAAAGAAGAAATGTCCACCGGGAAAAGTTTATTATTCACCTACAAAGAGATGTAGAAAAATTCGTGTCAAATCTGCAAAGCAACGAACGCAACGCAAACAAACTGTCAAAGCATCTGTAACTACACTTCCATATACAAACAGAAATACTACACAACAAGGTTATACCACACAACAAGGATATACTACAAATACAAACAATGTACCTATGTCAAAGCAACAAATACAGAATGCTCAAAAATGTCCATATGGAAAACTTTTATTACCAGATGGATCTGGATGTAATGATGTTAAATTAATTGATAGTGGTGCATACGGTTGTGTCATTACGCCTCCTGTATCAGAAAATGTATTTGTTATAAAAGAATATATTGCTTATACTGAAAGAGATAATAATGATGTTGGAAAAGTTTTCAAAAAAGGATCAAAAGATTTTGTCACTGAACTTAGGATTTTGCAGAAGATCAAATCTATAGATCCTACTGGTAAATTTACTATAAAATTGAAAGGTGCGCAGAAAATATCAGGAGATGTTTTTAGAACACTTCCTCCAGTCTTACAATGTTTAAATAAAAAAACAAGAATACCTAGAAACACATTTTATCAAATTGTTTTAGAATATGGTGGAATAAAAGTAAATGCTAGATATAGTTTATCATTTAGTACATTTATCAAATTTTTCAAGACATTTTTGGAAGGAATTATGATATTACAGAATAATAATTTAGTTCATCGTGATATTAAACCAGATAATATTCTCATATCTCCCAATAAGATAAATCTTATAGATTTTGGTTTGTCTTGTTCATTTGATGAAGTATATACACCTAAAAGTTTACATATATTGTCATTTCAATATCCTTATTATCCTCCTGAATTTTATATAGCAAATATTATGATACAGTATAGAAATATTTATGATGGAATACCTACAGAATTTCCCAAATTATTAGATAGAATATATTCAATGATGGACAATAATGATAAATATTTTAGTCAACATTTTATGACACCAGATTTACAAGCTAAATATCAATCAGGAGTATCAAAATTTATAAATGAATTAAAGGCAAGAGGATATTACAAAATAAGTGATATATTTACAAAAGAAATTATTATGAAAGCGGATATATTTTCATTGGCATATATTATAGCAGCGTTTAATAAAAATATACAATTTACTGATAATAATCAAAAAGTTTTCATAGATTATATTTACAATAGATGTATTGAAGGCAATCCTTATCAACGTATAACTGTTAATGAATTATATAATGAGCTAAATCAACAATTAAATATAATTAATCAACCATCTGTTAGTCAACAAGGTGGTAAATTACTAAAACAAACATCTTGTGATAAGGTACCTTCTAAATTTTATGGTTATGATACCCCATCTTTGTAAGATTCAAAATCCAATGCAGGAATATTTTTTTCAATGTCTTCAAGAGTTGGAATACCAACTACATTATGTTCATTCATTATAACAACCGCTTGATCGTCTAACGTTCTACAATATTTAGTTAAAAAATCTATTTCTTCTTCTATTTTTTCAATTTCATCAATTTCATTCATATTAATGTCACTATCACATAGCAATTTCAACTTATTATTTAAATGCCTTCTTTTATATTTCATTTTTACAGAATGTTCTAATAAAGTAAGAATATTTTTCATAGGGCTATGATCAAAATTAGATGTATGCAATGGAAATGTACGCAATGGTATATTTGATGTTGCCATATTTTTTTTGTTTTATTTTATTCTTAGATACTTTTATTCATCTTCATCTTCATCATCCTTCTTTTTTTTCTTTTTCTTTTTTTTATCATCATCATTGCCATTTGTCATTACAGATGCAGCTATCATTATAATTGTTGTCATTACCAAAGACAATACAGATAAGACACTTATTACCCAACTCCATATGCCTGCGCCACCAGATTGCATATAATCTAAATGATACAACATCAACAAACTAATTGGGAATATTGTTCCTGTGATTAATATACCAACAAGTATTCCAACCATACCAAATGCAAAACCTAAAACCAACATATTTATAATACTTGTTATTACTAGGACAACTAAATACAGATAGGATTGAGTAGATAAATTCATTTTAATTCTATTATATGAAAATATTATAATATTTCAATAGGATACCATTTATTGAAAATATTGTTGAAAAGACACCTTACTTTCAAGACATGTGCTGCATTTTTATTTCTAAATGCATTTCTTATTAATTTACTTATCAATAAATTTGGAATCAATGCTATACCTTTTTTTTGAGATGACAATACATTTTCACTGTCATATATGTTATATACATCAGGGTATTCTGTTTGCGAAATCCATAAAGTTTTTTCAGATACTGTATCTTGTATATTTTGTATAACTGTAATCTCTAAATTATTTAAAGGAATAAATTCACTTGAATCTTCATTTTTTATTACTTGGAATTTAGTTTCATCTTTTACTTTACGTGTAACAGATACTATATTATCTTCATTAAAATTATATAATTTTGGCTTATATTTTAAATCATATGACCAGAAATAGATGCCACGAGACGTATATTTAAGATGCCTTGATATTTCAATTAACTTTTGAATACTTTCTTTATATGTATGATAATATGTTTTTATTTTGTAGGCACAAACATCTATAACTTCATTTGGTGTATATTGTGTGTTGAACATTTTATATAATGTTTGTAATCTTTCGGGCAAAGATGATTTTGTCAAATGTTTACCTTCATACACTAATATATCATTAATGAGAAATTCCCATTTACCATCATTGCAACGCACCATTTCACCATCAATAAGTGTATTTTTGAACAATGATTCATCAAATAAACCTCTTACTAAAAGGATTCGTGGTTTTTGATATCCAGGATGTACTTTTTTGTCAATGAAATAAATTATAGGGATGTCATTATATAAGGTAAGGAACATATAATATGGGTTCCCATTTGAACGTAAATTACAAAGATGAGGATTATTTCTTACATATTTGATATTATTTTCATCTAATTTATGACAATGTTTTTGAATGATTTTGATGTTATATAATATATATAATTGTTCTAATATAAAATCTTTAGTTTCATTTGTTTTGATATTATGAACAATTCTATCAGCAAAAGAAATGATACCAGTATGCATTTTGATCAATAATAAATATATATTATCATTTTTTTATATAATATGTATTCTAATATCCTTTAAAAGTTGTCATATTGATTGGTGGCTGTGATACTTCTAGTTTTGTGGTTGCAGCATAATTTGTACCACTATTAGTTACTGTTATATTTGTAATTCCATTTATAAATGCTATAATTTCTGCTGCTCTTGAAGGACTACCTCCACCTGTTACAGTAATAGTTGGTGAAGATGTATATGCAGTACCTCTGTTATTAATTGTTACATTTGTTATTTTACCACTTGTTATAGTTACTGTAAATGATGCTTGTATAGTAGCACCACCATCAGTTGCAGTTAATGTAGGTGTTGAAGTATATCCATTTCCTCCATCTATAATATATATATATGATATTTGCCCTGATCCTATTGTTATATTAAATTGTGCATTTGTTCCAGATCCTTGATTTGCAAAACTAATTATTGGAGGTGAAATATAACCAGCTCCAGGATGATTAATTGTTATGCTAGTAATTTGCCCTGATTGATTTATTGTAGGTGATATTAATGCTACACTTGCATTATTTATTATGTTACTAGTTGCTGTATTTACAGTGTTATAATATTTATTTAATGTGGTTGATGTTGTAACTTCTATTGTAGGTAGTCTAGTTTTTATATCAACCATTTGCAATGTTGTATTTTTCCCAATATAAGGAATTAATTCAGCACCTGATCCAGCAGGTGTTCCTGAATCTATTACAGTTATACTTGATGATAATGAGTAATTACTACCTGCACTATTAATTATAACCGATCTTATTATACCATCTGTAATTATAGGAGTAAAATGCGCACCCCTTCCTGGACCTGCATTGTTAATATTTAGAGTTGTTGAAGAAGTATAACCTGATCCGCCTTTATTTACTATTACTTCCAAAAATTTTCCATCATAATTATCTTCCCATTGTGCATATACCGTACTATTATCATTTAAATTCCATTGTCCTATTCCACTTCCAGAATTAATGATCTTGTTTAAATTACTTGTTATACCAGTTCCATCTCTTCTACTATTCCAAGATTTAAGAGTATATCCTGTTCTTTTTATGGAATCTGTTGATCCTAGAAATGTTAAAGCAGATGGGTAAGTTACGCTTCTAGATATTGTTGTATTAGTTCCAAAATTTTGATCAAAATTTATTGTATATATATTAGGATTCCACGCAATATATAAAGTAATATCTGTACTAACAGGTATTGTAATATCTGTTATGCTAGTGTTACCACTCGAACTTGTATTCCAACCACTTCCTGTAGCTATAGTATAACCCAGTTTTTTAATACCAGAAGTACTAAGTGATATTCTTATATTACAACTAGGTTCTTCAACATCATAAATTGGAAGATTACCATCACCATTATTTGAATTATATATCACCTTATATCCCCATTTAGCAAAAAGAGTCCTTGTACTTGGTGTTGTCCAACTTTCACTATAACCTACATTATATTGAGTTCCTTGTCTTTCTTGAGATTCTGTTGACCATCTTACAAATACTCTACCAGCTGGAGGAGTAATACTAACTTGATTTGCACTCTTTATAACTATATTATTGCCAAATAAAACCATATCACTATATGTAGTTTCTGTACCATTATTAGCATTATAATTAATAGTATAACTATCTGCTTTCCATATAGGATATAATGTCAAATTCTCATTCAAACTACTTATTGTTGATAAAGAACTAGTTGCATCTTTGTTTGAATTCCAACCACTTGTATTATTCTCTTTATTAATCTTGTATCCTGTAAGTGAAAGAGTATTTGTCGGTGCATATAACAAACCACCATTTCCAATTATAGTACCAGACTCTTCATTAGAAGAAGGAGGTAAAATGCCTGTAGCAGTATTATATGGCATATTTGGATTTTGTTGATATTGCACAGTATAACCCCATTTAGCATATACATTCAAATTACTAGAATTAGTCCATCCTGCAAAACTTGATGGTAGATTAAATCTTGTTCCTTGTCTTTCTATTGGATTTGTTGACCATCGAATAAATGTTTTGCCACTGTTGATAGGTGCAGCAAAACCTGTCCCTCCGCTTAAAGGATTGTCATTATTTCTAAAATTTACTGTATTTGGATATCCAATATTATTACATGTCCAGCTAGTGCTTCCAGTAGTCCCATTATTTGCATAATATATAATTTTAAATATATTTGATGCCCAAACTGCATATAACGTTTTATTAGAATCTACAGTAATACTAGTTAATCCTGTTTGTGCACTACTAGATGTATTCCAACCATTAGCTCTATATCCTGTTTTTGATGATGTAATAGAAGGGAAACCATTATATGATTCTCGATTAGGAACATTGCTAGTACTTGGTGCAGTTCCAGATGCACCATTCAAATTATAACTTATAGTATATCCACCTATAGGTTGAACATGAATCACATTGCTTGTTTGTATAATATTAGTAATTTGACCACCATCATTATATTGTTTATTTAAAGGAACGTTAGTATCAGTTGTATATATAACTTTCCATTTGGCAAATACTTGTCCTAATGTAATTTTTAATTGAGATTTTTCAGTATCTGTAAAAGTAGAATAAGAATCAAAAAATAAACTATTGTTATAAGTATTTTGTTTAAATTTATTAATATATATAGGAGGGTCTTCTGAACTGAAATAATTTATTCTATAAGTAATTTGTTCTGCTTGAGCATATAAAGTTGCGGAATTATTTGTAACTGTTGATCTCCAAATACTAGACACGTTTGCTGCATATTTATCTCCAGTATTGTCTGCTTTTGTATTCCAATATGTTATGTATCCTACGATATTTAACTGAGGTGGAGTAAAAGAGCCTGTATATGTTAGTGATATACTGCCTGTAGTGCTTGAAAACTTTAAAACTATCTTATATAAATTATAAATTATATTTAAACTAGCATTTGCATAAAAAAAACCAACATAATACCAGTTTGTTGAATAATCAATATTATTTATTTTTGCAGAATTTTTTGCATATATATCATAACCTACAAACGTGTAACCAGGTAAATCTTGAATAGAAGGAAGTGTATAAACATTACCACCTGATCGGTATTCAAATGATTTTAATATTATTGTAGTATTAGAAGGATTTATATATACAATATGTACATCAAACCATGCTGGAGATATAGCTAAATAATTTATATTATCTTTACTATAATTTTCTGGAGATGTTATATATGTTGAATAAGTCCCTTCAACATTAGGAATGTTTATTCGTATAGTATTATTTACACTATCAGTATTATAATTATAACTTAATGTGAATGTTGTGAGTTTCCAATCTGCATATAAAGTTATTTGATAATAAATAAGTAATTGCCGTCTATTAGATTCTGTAATTCGTAAAGAACTATCAGTAGTCAATTGTTGTTGTGAATTTGGAGTGTACTTGTCTCCTGTTCCATTATTATTTGTACACCAAGTTAGTGAATAATTAATTCTACTTAGAGTAGGAACCAAAAAACTAGCATTATATTCTACATACGTTGGTGTAGGTGCAACTAACCCTTCTATATAACCATTCAAATTATAAACTATTTTATATGTTTTTTTTACCCATATTTCCTCTAAGATATAATAAGCATACTCATTATATCCTCCACTATCATAATCAAAGGTAAAATTATCCTCGTCTATAGTATTATCAGCTTTATAATTTATTGATATTGTTATATCAGGGATATCTGTGTCAATTTGATAGTAATATTTACCAGTACCACCTAAATAGTAATCAATACTATATATAAATGTGTTTTCTTTATAAATATATCCAGAAAATTCATATCCTATTCTTGTGGGAATTCTTAATTTCGGTTTTGTTGACGATTGATATTCTGTTCCATCAGTATACCACCATTCACTATAATATGTAATATAATATATAAAAAATGTTGGCATTATATTTTATTATAATATGTCTATATTATTTTTTATTGGTATTTTGTATTACACCAACCGAAAAGAAAAATGAGACAAACTCAAAACCTTTTCAATCGATATAAATGAGTTCCTCGAAGGAACCTAACTACCACTTGACAGCTTTTTACAAGCGGTTGGTAGTATTTTTTGTTTTATTACGCTTTTATTAGACTTCTTAGATTTTAGATCCTACTAATAAAAACTTTTCATCTTAACATTATTTGTATCAAGACTAATGTAATAAAACTGAATAATATTGTAATAGAACTAAAGGTTTTCAATAAAACCTAAAATCCAAACACACCATTACAATATCAGGATATAGGTCATAAGACTGGTAGAGTGTCTTCACTATTCATATCATTATAGTAATATATTCTTATATCAAAAATATATAAACATTTATAAGTATATTATAATGATAAATATATAATGTCTAATATTGATACCAACATAGAAGAATATAAGAAAATGCTTACTGATTTAGAAAAACAAAAGAAAGACGAAGAAGAAGCATATAGAAATACTATAGATTATAATATGGAACAATTAGATAAATATGTAGAGAAAATAGAAGCAAACATACAACAACGCAAAGAAGGATTGAAAATGCAATATGGTAATAAACCAGATATAAATCATAATCAATATGAATTTATTGAATCAACTGAATTATCAAATATTCGTCGTGAATTGTATCAATCTCTTGTCTATAAATATAAAGAAGATGGTGAAGAAATAAAAATTCTATATAAAGCTGGGAATGAGGGAAGGATGTATAGATCAAAACCATATTGTTACTGTCATATTTTTGAATATCTTTACAAAGTCTTGAAGCATCTTTTTACATCAAATAAGAAATTGTCAAATGATTATGATAATGTCATATCACGACTTGATAAATTGGAAGAACAATTAAATATATTAGAAAATGAAAATAAGTATTTGAAAGAGAAATTATATGATTTAATATGATGTCTTGTCTCATTTTTCTTTTCGGTTGGTGTAAATTTTATATTTATCATTATTAACCAATTTAGTCAAGGTTCATTCTGCACATTGCAATTAGTCTGTTAAATGGGATAATTTATGCCAATTTAAGATAATGAGTATTTGTCTTATTTTTCTTTTCGGTTTATCTAATAATACATATTACACGATAAATGTATTAGATACATAATCACATCCTAACATACAAATATTGTGTAACACTCACTCCAATATGCCAAAATATATGGCTATGAATAAGTCTCATATTTTGAATATTCATCAAACACTCAGGAATCTTTAAAATATAAAATAGTACATAACTGAAAGCAAAACATAAAGTTGCCAGCTGATATGTACTATTTTTTGCAGCATACAATAATGGTATATTACCAATCAATCCTAATACAAATATCAAGGTTTGCGATAAAAGTACATTTTTATCATAGGGAACTGCATAATAAAACAAATACAAGTATATTACTAAAGTTGCCAAATAACTAATCCCTAGAATAACACAATACATTTCAAATAGTACATTATCATCATATATATGCATAAATGCATATGGTGCACCGAAAGCCATATTTGCAATACCAAGAAGATCAATATAAATAAGAGTTTGATGTAGTCTTAGAGATACACAATTAAATATATGATATGTAAGACTACAGCATTTTGATGATATAATACCAAAATATAATCCCATATTCCATATATCATTTGTTTCAAATAAATAAAGAAACCACAATAAACCAAGTACATCACTCCAAATCATCCAAAATTCATTTTGTTTTCCATCCAATACACTCAAGCAAGCTTTATAAAACGAATAATGTACTCTATAACCATCATCAATCTTGTAATATGTCATCCATCCGTTGGGTACATTTCTATAGTTGCACAGCATTCTAAAATACAAAATAATTCTATATAAAAAGTAATTAATACTTATATGAAATGAATTCATATTATGGAGAAGAAGGCTACTTGCAACTTCTACAAGATACATTGAAATCAGGTGAATATAGAACAACACGTAATGGATATGTATTTTCAAGATTTGGTATTATGATAACATTTGAAAATATACATCAGTATTTCCCACTTTTAACTACGAAAAAAATGTTTACAAAAGGAATTATAGAAGAACTGCTTTGGTTTTTAAAAGGCAGTACAGATGCAACTTTATTACAAGATAAAGCAGTACATATATGGGATGGCAATTCATCACGAGAATATTTAGATAAAATTGGACTTTACACATATAATGAAGGTGAACTAGGACCAATTTATGGATGGCAATGGCGTTCTTTTAATAAACCATATAAGCAAATTACAGATTCCACAGGTTTTGATCAAATTAAATATGTACTTGAAGAATTAATGAAACCCGATAACAGCAGGAGAGCAGTCTTATCAGCCTGGAATCCTCTACAACTTAAAGAGATGGCATTGCCTCCTTGTCATATTGTATATACATTTTATAAAGATTCTAAAGGGCTATCATGTATGATGAATATGAGAAGTTCAGATTTATTCTTAGGCTTACCATTTAATATAGCAAGTACTGCGTTATTAACTCAAATATTAGCAACATTACTTCATATTAAATCAGCTACAATTTCACTTGTACTAACAGATGCACATATTTATGAAGAGCATGTTGATTCGATAAATCTACAAATACACAATAAAGTTTTAGAAAAACCTTCTATAAAAATACTTAAGAATGCACCAGACTTGTATTTAAGCATTGAAGAAAAATTAAAATGGATTGAAGAGCTTACATTTAAAGATTTTGAAATTAACAATTATACATCAGCTGCAACAATAAAGGCAATAATGAAATAAACTCAATTCAATGTTTTGTAAATAGTTACACATATTGCCAAAAATATGGACAGTAATATAACAATAATATCTACTATGGTATATATATATGTTATATCGCGCTGTATCATTTTACTACATTCACATTTGTTTTTAATCAATTCTTGAATATAAATAAATGTTATTATTATGAATACAATTTCTGCAACATATAATATATATTTAATATAATTAAATACTATCGAATTGGTATTTGTAAGTTGAAATAAAATTGATAATATGATATATGAAATAAATATTAATAAAAAGTATTTTATGAATTCTCTTTTCCAATTATTACTACATTCGCATTTATTTTTTTCTAATATTACTATCCAACTAAATGTAATAAAATATAAAACAACATTTATAAAATAAACGAATATTATAAATCCTAAATTATTTTTTAACATTCTTTAATATATTCAAAGAAATTAGTTACCAGAACATCCTGCTTCAGTCCAATCTACAGAACATGTTTTTGCATATGCACATCTAAACACATTAGGTGGTTCATCTGGATATTGTTGTTTAAATTCGGCATCCATTTGTGATAAATAATATGGATATACCACATCACATTGAATTGGTACAGCTGATGCACTTTCAAATCTATTTCCTAGAACATTTGAGAAACTATAGATATTATTATTTTTTAACCCATCTTTATCATTTAATGTATATCCAGCCATCGCGGCAGAATATGTTCTGAAATTATTAAATGCTGTACGCAATTCTTTAGATGTAACTAGATTTGAAGAATTATCAGTTAACTCTTTATATAAATCTTTATTATTCGTTATTTTCATTGACTGTCTACCACCACCAAGTAGATCATCATTTCTATGCTGATCCTGTATCTTTTCTTTGTCAAATACATTAGGATCCATAACACATTTATATCTAAAAGCACCTTGATTTACATTTGTTGGTAAATATGATTCACCATTTACATCTTTCATTGGTGCAGACTTCAAATCAACATTTTCCAATTTCCAATAATCCGGACACATATCAACATCATAAGCTAGACTGTTATTTGTTCTAACAGGTTTATAATTATATACTTCATTTGATAAAAATATTATAATTATTATAGTGCCTATCACATATGTTATTATAAAGGGAAGCATCTCTCCATAAAGATATTTTTTACCCCATTCTGTGACATATGCTAATAAAAGCATAATAGCAGCTATTACAGCATACACTACACAAATGAAAATAGTAAGCTTAAATATTTTCAATCTTTCAGCCATATAAAGATTTTTTTCATCTTCTGGTAATGTTTTCAAAATGTCTTCCAATTTTTGATTGTCTGTTTTATCATCAGCTGACATTATTTATACTCTATTATAATATATTATATATTTTTCTAAAAAAAAGATTTAAATTCTAATGTTCTTGTTCCAGTCAAAGTTAAATAAGATGGCCTTTGCATTGGTTCTGGATAAAAATTAATATCTTTTTTATATCTTTCATATTGTTGAACATTCGATATTATTTTAGGAACAGACCAGTCTATTACAGATTTATTTAACGATCTAACCTTGTCTAACACACTATTATTCCTCCAATTTGCAGAAGGCATTGAAACACCGCCTCTTAAAGAATCAAGATACATTGATCTCATAATAATTTTAAGCTCTATCTCATCCTGCTTACAAATATTATATTTGCCATCTGATTGATTATAAACAGAATTAATTATACCTTGTTGCAATGCATCAATATTTGTTTTGGAAAAAAACAAGGCTGATATAGGTGTATGTTCCATAGTCGCAGGAATAACATCAAATCCATCTGTTGATTCTGTATTGGTACACAAATTATAACCTGTATAATCATTTAAACTGAAATTGACCCTACCATTATATGAATTATTTTGCATGCTTTATAATATTATAAGAATTATTTTCATAACATTTATTAGATTAGATGATAGATAAATATCTAAAACTTCAAAAATATGCAGAAACATTTATTATGCAAAACAAGATATCTATAAATTTAAATGATAAATTTAAGATAATACAGCAAATAGCATTATATATTGATGCTGTTATATTTAATATAGTATCTATATTTTGTTTAATTTCTATATTAAATAATACTAATAAAATCACTGAAAAGACTATTAAAGTAGGTAAGCAATATGTTGAAGATAAATGTAATTTCAACTACACACAAGTAAATAAAATGGAAGGTGGGCGATTAGCATCTGCTACGTTTTTAGGTATATATGAACCAATGTATGATGCTAGTAACCCAACAAATGATATATTAAATGTTAATTTTGAAGCAGGCCAAGCTCGTCCACAAATAGGTGGTGGAAAAATGACTAAATTTGATAAGATGATATACTCCTACATAAATCATATTTTATCATATCATAATATAACAGCTAAAAAACAAGTTAAAACAGTTATTTACAATATTGTTTCATTTCATATAAATTGTTTCCTGAATTTTATGAAATCATACAAGGGTAATATTACTTTGACTGTTTTAAACAAGATTGTTAAAGATCATAAAATCTTGCACCCATTGAAATAAAAAATGAAATATATTTAAAAAGAAATATGATATTGTATTTTAAATGCCTATCATTACAATTGATGGAAATATTGGTTGTGGTAAAAGTAGTATTTTAAATCATTTACATAAGATGCATAAACTACCAATTGATTTGGAACCAATTGATAGTTGGAATAATTATTTAAGCAAAATGTATGATGATAAAATTGATGTATTTAAATTTCAAGTAAGAATATGGTTGGATCGTTGTTGGGTTCAAGAAAGATGTGATAAAAGTTTGATATTTATGGAGAGAAGTCCATTATTTATCAAATCAGTCTTTATAGAAACAGCATATTCATTAGCAATGATAAATGAAAATGAATTTAATATATTATTAGATTTGCATACAAAAACAAATGATTTATGGACATCAAATACATATATATATTTGAGATCTTCGCCTGAAAATTGTTTGAAAAGAATAAAAAAACGTAATAGATTGAGCGAGAAGAATATTACACAAGAATATGTTCAAATACTTCACGACAAACATGAAGAAGTTTTCAATAAATCTATTGAAAAAAATATGAATATAATTGTTATTGATGTAGATGACAAATCAATTAGTGAAATTGCAGGTGAAATATTACAATATGTCAAACATAAATTTTCAAATTTAAAATATAACATTTAATCCCTCATTATGATTTATAGGATGCATTATTTGATTATTTTCAATGCTAAGACAACACACAGACAAGCCATCCGTAAGTTTCCATTCTTTAGAATTATATGATAAGGAAATTATACCATTATATTCTATACCATATGCTGTATAATGTGCAGATGAACCTTTTAGATTTATCACACCGGTATCTTTTATATTTTCATACATATACCACAGTGAAATAGGATCATTACTATAATATAAAATATAATCACTTTTGGTAGGTTTATCATTATGTGTATATTTTACATTTAGATATTGTTTGTCAGTATTCTGCAAGTAAAAATATTTGATTGGCATTTGTTATATTTCTAAATGACAAATTCATTTTTTATATAATTCTTATTTAGGTAATGGATCAAACTACTAGTGGTAGAACACGTATATATTTTATGCATAGAGGTAAACAATATAATAGATATATTCATACTGATAAAAAAGGGAAAAGATATGTCAACTTCAATAATAAGAAAATTGATTTGTATAAATTGAAAAACTACGGAAAAATACTTGCAGAGGTGAGTAGTGTACATCCTAGTTCTCCAAATTATCATAAATTTACTACTAATAAACCACGCTATACACCAACACCAAGTTATTGGTAAAAAAACATACATATTTAATAGGATATGACAACAGATAATATATCAAACTATGGAAAAGATATTTTAGCTTTTCTACAAGGTAAAAATTTAAATACAAATAAATATGTTAAAAAGAAAACATTTGGTGAAGAAATGTTTGCAGCACAAGATGATATGCATCATTTTAGAGCACATAGTCATAAATGTTTTCATGAATTTAATATATATACAGATGGTATAGGATTACGAACGGAATTTGAAGATTTATTAGAACAATATTTTGCAAAATCTAAAATTTTTGTAATGAAATATTTAGATATAAATTCAGGAATTTATATCTTAATAACAAATGAATATTTAGTTACTATCATATATGATAAGACATTTTGTAAAATGAGGCTATTTAAATATTCTCAACTTGATAAAAATCACTTTTGGCAAATATATGAATTAGGTTCTGGTACAAATAATAGACGCAAATGGCAAGATTTACATTATGTATATTGGTTAAAAAATCTACCTCTACAAACGTTGAGACCAAAGGATAATTTAGGAGCATCAATAACAACTTTAGATAATGATGTTATCAGTAAAATAATAAATGAAAATGTTTTAAATAAAAATTTTAAATTATCAGAAAATATTGTTAATACTAAATTGAACGAACATATTACAAAATATTATTCTTCAAGATCTTCTACAAGTTCTCCAATGTCTTCAAAAAGTTCTCCAATGTCTTCAAAAAGTTCTCCAAAGTCCTCAAAAGCTTCATATAAATCAAAATAATAATATAAATTTATTTTTTTTAATCTATATAAAAGAAAAATTGATTATAATATACACTTATTTTTGTTATCTTAAATAAGAGATACAATGGCTGCTCAAAAGATTGAGGATAAATACAAGAAATATGAGCTTAGGGAACATATTTACAATATTCCGGATACTTATATTGGATCTGTAAATGCGACAACTTTAGAACTCTATCTTTTCAATGATGATTCCAAAAAAATGGACATCAAAGAAATCTCATATGTTCCAGGATTACTCAAAATTTTTGATGAAGTCATTGTAAATGCAATAGATCATTCGGTGCGTCTTATTTTAGAAGAAGAGAAGGGAAAGGAAAATGTAAAGCATGTTAAGAATATTAAAGTGACAATTGATAAAAAATCAGGTGTTATCAGTGTATACAATGATGGTAATGGAATTGATGTAGCTTTACACGAAACACTACAAGTATATATTCCTGAGCTTATTACAGGAACTCTTCTAACTAGTACTAATTACAATCATCAGGAAGAAAAGATTATTGGTGGCAAAGGAGGGTATGGTCTCAAGCTTACAAACATCTTCTCAAAAGAATTTACTGTGGAAACAGTTGATCATTATAGACAACGTAGTTTTACACAAAATTATAGAAACAATATGCTTGAGAAAGATAAGCCATCTATTAGATCTACACCTAAACTTCCTTACACTAAAATTACATTCTTGCCAGATTATGCTAGATTTGGATTAACAGGAATGACAGATGATATATACCAGTTATTTAAGAGGCGTACTATTGATGCTGCTGCATGTACCAACAAGAATGTTACTGTATCTTTCAATGATGAAAAACTACCTGTAAAAGATTTTGAAAAATATGCAGAACTTTTCATTGATAAAACTGAAGATCCTTTAATTTATGAGATGTGTAATGACAGATGGGAAATAGCAGTAAGTACATCCAAAAATGGTACATATGAACAAATTTCATTTGTTAATGGTATTAATACTATCCGTGGAGGCACACACGTTGCATATATTACAAATGCTATTGTCAAAAAATTGGGAGATATGATTGAAGCTAAAAAGAAGAAGACTATTAAGGCTCAAATTCTTAAGGATAATTTGTTTGTGTTCCTTAAGAGTACTATAGTCAACCCTTCATTTGATAGTCAGTCAAAAGAGACTCTTACAACTCCTGTTGCAAAATTTGGATCAAAATGTGATATTTCTGATAAGTTTATTGACAAACTCTACAAAACAAACATAGTAGAAAAGGCACTATCACTAACAGAGTTTCAAAATCAAAAGAAACTTACAAAAACAGATGGTAAAAAGACATCAAAATTAATTATTCCCAAATTAGATGATGCTAATTTAGCAGGAACAAAAGATAGTGAAAGTTGCACTCTTATTTTAACAGAAGGAGACTCTGCAAAGACTATGGCTATATCTGGTCTCAGTGTCATTGGTAGAGATAGATATGGTGTATTTCCTTTAAGAGGCAAGGTTATGAATGTAAAAGATGCATCTGTTCAAAAGATTTCTGACAATGCAGAAATAACATCTCTCAAGAAAATATTAGGGTTAGAACAAAATAAGAAATACAATGATGTAACTAGTCTGCGTTATGGAAGCATTATGATATTGACAGACCAAGATCACGATGGTAGCCATATTAAAGGATTGCTCTTTAATGTCTTTCAATCTCTGTGGCCATCCCTATATAAAATCGATGGATTCTTAACATCAATGCTCACACCTATTATAAAAGCTACGAAAGGCAATGAGGTCATTTCATTCTATAACATGTCTGATTATGAGAAATGGGCAGATACACAAGGAAGACAAGGAAATTGGAAAATTAAGTATTATAAGGGACTTGGTACATCTAAAGATGATGAGGCAAAAGAATATTTCAAGAATATGAAGAAAATAAAATATATTTATACTGATACTTCTGATGAATATATTGATCTAGCTTTTAATAAGAAAAGAGCAGATGATAGGAAAGAATGGTTGATGCAATACAGAAAAGATGATGTATTAGATTATAATAAGAGTAATGTCAATTATGAAGAATTTGTAAGCAAAGATTTGATCCATTTCAGTAATAGAGATTTAGAAAGATCTATCAATCATATATGTGATGGTTTGAAAGAAAGCACTAGAAAAATATTGTTTGCTTGTCTTAAACGCAAACTTTTCAGCAATGAAATCAAAGTTGCACAATTAGCTGGATATGTTAGTGAAATTACAGCATATCATCACGGTGAACAATCGTTACAACAGGCTATTATTGGTCTTGCACAAATCTTTGTAGGAACTAATAATATTAATTTGCTCGTACCAAATGGTCAATTTGGCAGTCGTGTTTTGGGAGGCGGCGATGCATCATCTCCTAGATATATTTTCACTCTATTATCAGAATTAACTAGACTAATCTATAAAGAAGAAGATAATGCTGTATTGAATTATTTGGAAGAAGATGGTCAAGATATTGAACCAGAATATTATATGCCTATCATACCTATGATTCTTGTAAATGGAGGCGTAGGAATAGGCACTGGATTTTCAACAAATATTCCTCAGTATAATCCAGAAGATGTCATAAAAAGTTGTATACAGATTTGTGAAGCATTAAGCTCACCTGTTGCTAGAAAAGATAATATAGATAATATGCATCAAACTATAGATGATTTGCTAATTGATGATTATACTCCTTGGTATTTGGGATTTACAGGTAGTATTGAAAAAGGAGCAAAAGGTACTTATGTAAGTAAAGGAAATTATCAATGGTTAGATGATAATACATTAGAAATTACAGAATTACCTATTGGAACATGGACTGAAGATTATAAGGAGTTCTTAGAAGGAATGATTACTTCAAATAGCAATTTCCTGAAATCTTTCGAAAATCATTATACATCTAAAAATGTTCGATTTATTCTACATTTTAACGGAGATATTAAGACTAAATTACAAGACAAATTTGAGACAGAATTCAAGTTAGTTTCATCTAAAAATATGAGTATTAACAATATGCATTTATATAGTAGCACGGGGGCTATAAAAAAATATGAAAACACATCCCATATTTTGAAAGAATGGTCTAAATTGAGAATTACAAAATATTTGGAACGCAAAAATCATCAAAT